TTCAACCACTAGGTATAAATACTACCGATAAATATTTGGACAAAAATTTTTGGCTGGATTCATCAGACCGATTAATGTATGAGGGAAAAGCTCCACAGCTTTCTGATACACGGTCAGCAAGAATGCCAGCGTTCTTTGAGCATAGCAATGTCAACCTACCCCAATATGCTTGAGCCTTTAATTGGGCCAAACATGGAAGCTGTCCTAGCAGAACTGGACGAAAAATTCCCACCCACAAACCCACATCCTAAAGAAGATATAGGAGCAATCATGTACAAATCAGGACAACGCTCTGTCGTAGAGTGGATAGCCAAGAGGCTAGAGGAATAAATCATGGGAAGAGCAAGATCAAGACGCAGACGAGGTAAGTCTGGTGGAGTTGGATCAGGAGGTACAAGAGGAGGAAATTCAGGATCTGGTTCAGGTTCAGGAAAAGGTTCAGGATCTGGTAAAGGTAAAGGTAAAGGTAAAAGTAAAAACAATAGAGCTAGACAAAAACTGAATAAGAAAATCCAAAGTAAAAAATTAAGTACTAAAGTCAAGTCAGTAACGAAAGCTGTTGCTAAAAATAAAGCTGATGCTAAAAATAAAACAATCTCTGCATCTCAATCAAGGAGGCAAGTAAGACAGAGGACTAGGGATAAGATAGCAACTAGGAAAAAGATTAATATGCCTAGTCTTGGTCAAGTAGGTAGGACACTTAGAAACATTAGGCAACCTATGAGTATGCTTAGTAATGCAGGGGTAAGAAGTTTCCTTGGAAGACCTGCTCAAGCTATAGCTCAAGGTCTAGCTAACTCTCCTCATACTAGTGACTTCAATAAGAGAACTCGTGACTTCAGTAAGATGACTCCTCAACAACGGAGAAAGTACGAGAGATTGTCAGCGAAAACAGGTAGAGATTATAGTATTAGGAACCCTACCTTCAGACTTAACATGGGACTTGATACTCTAGCAAACTTTGGAGGGTTTGCAGATAATAAATTGTATAGGGCACTACCTAAATCTATCCGTAGTTTAAAAGTTGACAAGCAATTCTATGGTAATCCTATGAAGAAGGGTTGGCATTCAAGTCAGCGTACAGGTAGAGGGCAAGGTATTAAATTACCAATACAACTAGGTGGGCAAGATGCTGCAACACAAACAGCTTTACGCAATGCTGCGGAATCTTGGTTGGGAGGCCATCAACAGCGTCAAGCTGCAGAAGCACAAGCACAACAACAGAATCAAGCTGTACAAAGACAGAATGATTACAATGTAGCTCAGTATGAATCTGCTAAATCTAGGATGGGACCACAACAGGATTGGTTGGGTAGTCTCTACAGTTCACACAATATAAATCAAGGTAAACTAGACCAAGGAGCTAGAGACTACTGGTCTAATGAAGCTAAGACTAAAGGTAGAGATGCTGTCATGCAATCTATAATAGGTACCTCTAAAGCTCAAGGAACATACGGTGGACGTAAGAAACCACAGCGTATAACTACTACTGGTTCTGGACGTAGTATACCTAAACGATATCAAACTACTTACAAAGGTAGAACAGTAGATAGTAGGTTCGCAGGTAGAACAAGTTATCCAAGTAAAGAAAAACGTGCGAGAGAACGTGCAAAAAGAAAAGCTCAAAACCAAGCGAAAAAATGACAACACAATTCGATTTTAGCAGCATAGAAGATCTCGGAAAGTTCTGGGACGGCAGTGCAAATGTTGGAAAGTCAGGTGGAGATCATCACCTATTTAATAGTTACTCATCTGGCCTCAGTAACCGAAATAATAATCTAGATCTACTATACCAGAACTTACTAGGTCGTAATGCTGATCCAAGCGGTAGAAAATACTGGAGTGATAGGATAGAGTCAGGAGAGAATACTTACCAAACTGTAGCCGATACTATCAAAGCAGGTGATGAATACAAAGGTCAGCAAGACTACTTAGCTGAGAATCCAGACGCAACAGGTGAAGACTTAAAAAACTTAGGAACTGCACATATATCTCCTTTCCATTGGGGTAGTGGTTCATCCTTTGCTGGATGGTCACCACCCGGAACACCGGGTGGGTCTAAGTTAACCGAAGAACAAGCTACAGCAGCTGTTGGAGGTTACAACGATCAGACAAATAAAAATGTTAATCAGGTTATAGATTCTATCTTCAGTACCATAGGAACTGGTGATAACCCTTTCTCTGTCGGTGGTTCTATGCAGTATGACGACTCAGGATTACGAGATACTATTAGTGGATTAACAGATAAACTTACTGGACTACAATCTGCATTTGATAGATACAAATCTCAAAGTGAACAGGATATGCAAAACGTATGGAACAATGCAAACTGGGGATGGGGTCCGACAGTAGGAGGAGTAAGAACACAGAATGAATTACCCGGATGGATGCCTAAAACAAAAGGTACTTCAGGTTTCTTTGGAAGAGGTGGTAGATCAGGAAAAGGACTTACAACATCATCATTAAACATATAAAAAAATGGAAGCAAAAACTAGGTATGATTATTTATCAAGTGATCGTTCCCAGTTTTTATCAGAAGCGAAAGATGCATCGGAACTAACCTTACCTTATCTAATTAGAGGGCATGAAGAATACTCTAAAGGTATGAAACAACTTAAGACTCCTTGGCAATCCGTTGGAGCCAAAGGAGTTGTAGCTTTAGCAAGTAAACTATCACTCAGTCTTGTACCACCCCAGACTAGTTTCTTTAAGTTACAATTAGATGAGTCACAATTAGGAGAACAGTTCCCACCAGAAGTAAAATCAGAATTAGATTTATCCTTTGCAAAAATTGAGAGGACCATCCTTGATGCTATCGCAGCATCAGATGATCGTGTAGTAATACACCAAGCATTACAGCACCTAGTTGTAGGTGGCAATGCTCTAATTTTCATGGGTAAAAATGGTCTGAAATTATTTCCGTTGAATCGCTATGTGATAGAACGAGATGGTAACGGCGAAGTGATTGAAATAGTCACGAAGGAAAGAATTAACAAAAAATTAATAGAGAATCAGTTACCTCCAGAGGTACTGTATGAAGAACCAGACAGTTCAGTAGATGAAACTAAGTCTGATAAAGAAGAGTGTGATGTATACACTCATGTAATTAGAGAGAACAATAGATTTGTATGGCATCAAGAAGTATTCGATAAAGTATTACCTCAAAGTAAAGGTAAGGCTCCTATCGAAACTACACCTTGGCTACCACTCAGATTTAATACAGTTGATGGAGAAGCTTATGGTAGAGGAAGAGTAGGTCAATTCATTGGAGATCTTAAGTCCCTTGAAGCACTATCTCAGGCACTAGTAGAAGGCTCTGCAGCAGCTGCAAAAGTTGTTTTCGTTGTATCACCCTCAAGCACAACTAAACCTCAGACACTGGCTTCTGCAGGTAACGGAGCTATCGTACAAGGTAGACCAGATGATATAGGTGTAGTACAAGTTGGTAAGACAGCTGACTTCCAGACTGCTTATCAGTTAATGGCTACATTAGAGAAGAGATTGAATGAAGCTTTCCTTATACTTAGTGTAAGAGATAGTGAAAGAACTACTGCTCAAGAAGTCCAGATGACTCAGCTAGAATTAGAACAACAGCTAGGTGGTCTATTTGGTTTACTTACTGTTGAGTTCTTAGTACCTTATCTAAACAGAAAGCTCAGTGTATTCCAGAAGACTGGAGAGATTCCTAAGATACCTAAAGGAATGGTTAAACCAACTATCGTTGCTGGTATTAATTCTCTTGGTCGAGGTCAGGATGTACAAGCATTAGGACAGTTTATGCAGACGTTAGCTCAGACGATGGGTCCAGAATCTATTCAACAGTACATTAATCCTGATGAATTGATTAAGAGATTAGCTGCAGCTCAAGGTATAGATGTCTTGAATCTTGTTAAGAGTATGCAAGAGATACAGCAAGAGAAACAGCAAGCACAGCAACAAGCAATGCAGATGGAACAAATGAAGCAAGCCCCTAACATGGCTAAGACTCCAATGCAAGATCCATCTAAGAACCCTGCACTAGAAGCAGAGTTACAAGCACAGATTCCAGAAGATCAACAACCACCCGAAGAATAAACATTCACTATAGGTAATTATTATGTGGGGAGCACTCGCAGCAGCAGCAGGTAGATCATTAGCATCTGGTAAAGCCAGAAGAAGAAGATCAAGAAGACGTAGACCATCACCATCACGACAACTTACAACTTCTGAAGCAGCTATCAGAAGACACCAACAAAGAAGAAGAAAAAGAGCAACTTTCATATCTCGAACAAGTAAACCATCCCGAACAATCAATACTGGATCTAGAAGAAGATCAGTAGGAAAAAGAGGAGCACTTGGAAGAATAGCGAGGGCAGTAAGAGGACGTTAACCACCACCACTAACAACAATGGCAGAAACATTAACATTTGAAAACACAACAGGACAAACTACCATGGAGAATCTCAATGCTGATGAGCAAGATTCTCTAGAGGTAGGTACAGCTATGGTAGAGGCTCAAGATGAGCTTCTAGCTGGCAAGTATAAAGATGCACAAGAATTAGAAAAAGCTTATGTCGAACTCCAAAAAAAACTTGGAGACAAAGGTTCTGGAGATAGCACGGAAGCTGGGGACACCGAAGATAGTTATGAAGATGAGTCAGAAGAAGGTTACGAAAATGAAGAAGAAGCTGACGTCGATACTTCAGAAGATGGATTCCTAGATACACTATGGGAAGAAGCTAACAAGGATGACTATTCTGAAGAAACTCTTGAAAAAATATCTAAGATGGATGCTGTGGATATAGCTGATATGCATCTTAGATACCGTCAAGAAGTAGAAAACAGTAGACCACCTGAGATAACTGAACAGCAAGTTACAGAACTAAAAAGTGTAGCCGGAGGTGAAGAGCAGTATGGAGAGATGTTACAGTGGGCAAAGGATACTTTAAACCCACAAGAAGTACAGATGTTCGATACTGTTATGGAAAGAGGAGACCCACTCGCTGCTTTCTTTGCAATCCGTTCTTTATCTTATAGGTATCAAGATGCACAAGGAAGAGATGGTACAATGGTAACAGGCACAGCTCCAAGAGGAGACGGAAGTCAATTCCAAAGTCAAGCTGAAGTCGTAGAGGCTATGAGTGATCCTCGCTATGACAGAGATCCAGCTTTCAGACAGAAGATAATGAAGAAGCTCGAACGATCAGATATTAATTTCTAATTATGGCCTTACAAGGATGGGATAAAAACTATCGTGAGCAATTAAAAATTCAAGAGCAAGAGATTGAATCCTTGCAACAGCAGTTGATGATAGGTAGAAGAGAACGCCCTGCAGAGAACCCACCTCCCGGTGGAAATCCCGGTAGACCACCTTGGCCCGGTTATCCTAACCCTATGCCACCCGGAAAAGATTGGCCTTCAGCAGGGTTAAGGATTAATCCTAACACTATTATGCTTCCTAAAGAACCAGCACCAGCAGAATCTGATGATGACTATGGTGAAGGTGAAATAGAAGGACATCCCGGCTGGAAGCTAGCTCATGGTGAGGGAAGAGGACCACAACCAAAGTATCATGATGAGTATAATAGAGAACTTCCAATACCACCTTGGATGCAGATGGACCCTAGTGGTAAGTTAATTGAAATACCTTGGATGAAAGAAGAGTATTTAAAAGAACATCCAGAGCTAGCATCTGGTCCAGATTACATAGGAGATAAACTAAAGTACGGTCAACTAGATAGAATATTAAATCCATTAGGAAATTTTCAAAGACCTACTTTAGATCAATTAAGGATTCATGCTAGGAATTATCCTAAAGTGTAGTCAATGACTGGCGTATACAGGAGGGAGCGTGGCGACC